TGGTGCGACTAGCTTGCACCTTATTTGATAGGAATAACAAATAGATAGGTATATTTTGGCGTAATTTTGGCGGAGTCATTAAGAACGTTTAGCGTGTCTTTTTGTCCATTTTACTATTTCACCAGCAACATATCTAGGTCGCTCATTCTCATCCGAAAAGTATCTAGATTGCGGAAAATCGCCTTTCGTAACGATGAATTTCACCGTGTAAGTGTACGACTTGTTAAGATACAGAGCAACATCTTCAATAGTCATTAGGTTCTGACTATTTTCTGTATAAGATGCAAAGGCCGCCATTTTCGCAGCGTTCACAATCTCTTTTTCTGCTTTATCTGATAGTTGTATTTTATCCATAAAAGCTCCAATAAAAAAACCGTCCATTTGGACGGTTGTAGTTAATTGATATTTTGTGTACAGACTGTTTGGCAAATGTGGCCATCATAGTCTTTATTTAAATCTAGGTTATAAGCGGTCCATAACAACGCCACCGCAAAGAAAATCTTGAACATAACTTGTCCTTTTCGTGAATTTGAGGTGTAAAAATCCGCCACACGGTAAAGTGCGGTCGGATTTTGCGGTGTTTTAGATGGTGGTTTCGACTTTACCGAAGATTTTTTCGTTAAAGCTGCGGATATGCTTCAGTACGCGCCAGTTTGTTTCTGGATCTGCTTCAATGTCGACGGTGATACGTTTCACTACTTCGTTGAAGCGGCGTAGTGTGTTGCGATATTCAACAGCATTATCTCTTGCTTCGACGGCGAATTTTGAACCGATGGCAGCAAGCGGGCTGTAAAGCTCGTGCAGTAGGTTGTTGTTGCGTCGGAATGCGAAGCACGCCCAAGCTACGGTTTGCAGTTCATACTCGGTAAATTCAAACGTGAATTTCTTTTCAGGTTCTGGCAGTGCAAGTTGTTTCGGTTGAAGTTGATATTTTCCTGTTTTTCTAATTGCCGGTAACACTTCAGAAGTGACCCATCGTTTTACTTTTTTAGCTTGCTCTAATTTAGAACTCAAGACTAATGAATACATTCCGCTTTCATTCACGAAGATAACTTGAGCACGTTTATTGATAGTATTCACGATCTCACGTTTCGTTAGGTCGTCAGGATCTACGTGATCTTTAATCGCTTTATGTGGATTTTTATATTGCAATGTTTTCTACAATGGTTTGAACAGGAGTGTTTTCAAATTTGAAGATAGTAAGATTTGACATTTTTGTACCTTTCGTTTTAGTTTAGTTAGTCGTTCGCTTAGTGGGCGGACGGGCTTCAACTACCAACGAAAGATGGCGGAGCTTATTCCCTTTCGGTGTTTTATTTAGCTCTCTCGACCCGACCGTAAACGATCGATACCTAAATTTCAGGTACAAAAAAACCGCTTTTGGACGGGCGGATAACCGTCTTTCGTTTGTAGTGCGGTTATCTTAATCCGAAGTATAAGCGGTGTCAATGTAAATCAATTCTATAAATCTTCTTCCTTAACGAAAATAGTTGTAGAGGCGAAAGCTATTCATCTACTGGCGGTGGTGGCAGTGGTTGCCAATGGGTGATTTTAGAAATAGAATCAAATCCCTCATCACTGTAAAAACTCACCACTTTAATATTTCCAATTTCATTAATAGCTAATACTGGTTCGCTATAACCATCATCATCTAGATCGGGCAATTTATCACTACATTTAATCCATCTGCCCATATCACACCACCCAGCAAAACGCTTTCCACGCTACACCAAAGAATAATCCTATCCAAGCTCCAGCAACAGCAAGAACAAAAGAGCCTGTTAGTATATATAACAACCATTCTTTAAATGCTTTCATACTTACTCCATCATACTTTTCATAAAATCAATCCATTTTTGAGCATCTTCTTTTGTGCGAAAACATTGACCATTTTTAGAATTTCCTGTGTCAAAAGTACTGCTTTCAAAATATTTGTTAATCCCGAAAATTTTAAACCCACAGATGTAAAAATAAGTATCACCTTGTGCTGGAGTAAACGGCTTAGGCAAATCTTCAATGCTAATCTTTGGCTCTTCCCACATTCCGATTATGTCATGTGGGTGATAGCTTTCATGATTGCATAACCCGTTGTCAGTCCAAAAATAAGAGCTATCCTTGATAAATCCATCTTCATCAAAAATTAATCCCTTCAAAGGAAACATTGAATTACTCCCATCCGAAAAAACGTATTCTTTAGGGATTTTGTAATACACAACACCATTGCAGCCATTTCTAAGCATTACAGGCTCGCCATTTAAAGCTGCATCTAAGTTAAATTCTTTCATTTCCCCCCCCTATTAAAATATATCTCTAAGAGCCTGCAATGCACTTTCCGCATTATTGTATTTTTCGATGGCATCATCTTTAGAATTTGTCATCATTTCTATTCTTTGGCCTGGGATATTTAGATGCACTTCGTAATCATCATTAAATTGCCATAACTCGAGTGTGATACTTTCAAATTTGCTAATTTGTAAACATTTGTTCATGATTTGAGCCCTCTAAAACAAAAGGCGCTCACTTGGAACGCCTATTGGATTTGTTAAATATTTATTTACTGCTTTGTATATATCCACTATTAATTCAAGTGGAATGTTCGATCTTTCATTGTATGATTTTGAAAAATCCTCCCATTGTTGCTGAGGCTTTGATTTATGATTGTTTCGTAATCCAAGATTAATATTGCTCTTAAATCTTGTTGGTTTACGCAAAGGGTAGTTATACAAGTTATAGTGCGCCAAATTATCAAAAGGAATCTGAAAATTGAGAATATCATTTACATAATGCCAAATCTTGCTGCTTGCCGGATTTTCTATTACATAAACTTTAGGTTCATATCGTTTGATAATTTCTATCGTGTTGTAGATACAAAGTTCACCATTAATGCGGTTTAGGAAAGAGCGGTCATATTTAAATTGGACGTGCGGTAAATCATAATCCGCACGACTTCTAACCGTAAATTTTGATAATTCACGATTTACTGCACCAGTCTCCTGTTTCCAGCTTGCATTACCTCCCCACATCGCACTTGCAACCGACCAACTCTCGCAAGGCGGACTAGCTATAATCAAATCAGGTTTAGGCAGTTTATCAAGCTCATCGAATAGCTTGTTATCGCCAAACATACGACTGTAATCAGCTAAATTAAGATTAATGAAATGGTTATTTTTACTCTCAATATCTATGCCAATAGGGTAGATTTCGATTGATTGATTAACTGACTGATTAAATAGCTCTGCACCTTGCGTATAGCAACCATTGCCACTATCGAATAAAGCCCAAACAATCATATCAATCACCCTCTTTATGGTTTGCCTTTGCCATATTAACCACTGGCAAAATATCAACTAATGGTCGCTGCGTGTTTGTTTCTTGCGGTGTATCGAAATAATGCTTCGCCCATAAAATAAATTTTTCAAGGCGACGACTATTTCTCTCGATTGAAAATTCTGAAATTCTGATAATTTCATTTCTCAACTCGCTATCAAATGACGACCAGTAATTAATCGCATCTCGGATAGCTAATTTCACCGATTCTTGATTTTCACTATTGATTCTCGAAAAGAAATAGCAGGTAAAAATATCTTTAAATCTAGAGTAGGGAATACCTACTTTAATTTCATTCATTTTTGCCCCTTGTTTTTATTTGTATAGTTTACTAATTCACGGATTTTCTCACGCACAAGCTCCAAAGCCTTTTCTAGGCTCCGTTCCTTTTCGTGTAATTCCGCCAATTCGTGTTCTGTTTCTTTGTTCATAATTCACCTAAAAGAAAACCGCCTTATTTGGCGGTCTCAATCATTTTTAAAATACGTTCTGGAGTTTCCTTTACTACAACATTATGCTCGTCCGAAAACTTAACAATAGAGCAGTCATTGTGTGCTGTTGTTACAGTTCTAATTAAATCTACATTTACAATTAAATCACCGTCACCAGCTCTAAAATTTGTCAATTTAATAAATTTACTCATAACTAACCCCTAGAATGGAATCCCGTCTGAAAAATCATCTTGTTCAGCCATTGCACTTAACGGCTCTGGTTTAGCTTTACTTGCTTTCGCTTGTTTTGGCTCATCTTGGCGACCGCCTAACATCTGTAAGTTATCGCCTTGAATTTCTGTTGTGTAACGGTCTTGTCCGTTGTTATCTTGCCATTTACGGGTTTTTAATCGCCCCTCAATGTAAACTTGTGAGCCTTTATGTAGATATTGGCCTGCGATTTCGGCTAATCTGCGATAAAGCACGATACGATGCCATTCTGTTTGCTCTTTACGCTCGCCAGTGTTTTTATCTGTCCAGCTTTCACTTGTTGCCACTGTAATGTTTGCGACTTGCTCACCGTTTGGCATTGTTCGGATTTCAGGGTCATTCCCCAAAAAACCCACGATGATTACTTTATTAATTCCAGCCATTTTGTTGTTTCCTTATGCTTTTAAATTGTTGATACAGATGTCGTAGAATGAATTGTATTCGTCAATCAAATCGTGGTGATTTGCTTCAATCCACGGCATTTGTTTTGCGTAGCGTTCTTCAAGCTCTTTCTTATTACCGCACTCTTTCAATCCGCCTTTCAACTTATCCAAGATTGATTTATCTTGAGTAGAATTCGCATTCTGCTGGGTTGATTTTTGAGAGGGTTCTTGTGATTTTGTCTTTGGGGCTTCATCATCTACCGGCAAATCTTCGCCTGCGTAGATGTAATGCCCAAGCCCACACATCGCAATAGCTTTCGCAAGGCATCGCATAGTCGCCTTGTTAATATCCATAGCATCAGGATTTATAATTGCCTTGTTTAAATGGTTCATTACAGGCAACCACATAAAGCGACTAAATTGCTCATCGCCATCTTTAATGGTTAGTGTTACTGATACCATCACAGAGCCATCAGGCAGGATTTTATCTTGATGTATTTCGTAAATGCTTTCAGGGAAATACTCCATAAGTACGCCCCACGCCCACGCCCAAGAAAGGTAGGTTAGAGCAAATTTCCCAGAGCCTTTCGTTTCCGTTTTATCGTTTACGTTGATTTTACTTAGCAAATCCCACGCTCTACGCTGTAGAGATTGTTTTTTTTCTGCCATTTCTACACCTCAAAATTCATTCGTTTATAAATCGCTCTAACTCGTTCAACATCTTTAGCACAATATTCAGCGACTTCATCAATGAGACCATCTTGTACCGCTTGCCACACCTTAGAACCGTCAATATCGCCTTTCTGCTCGATATTAAGCACTTGGCATAGCTTATTAAGGCTAGGTTTAGATTCTCGATTATATCCGCACCATTCCCACATCGTGTCGTAAGTGTTTCGTTTATCCATCTTGTAGTATGGTTTCACGCCATTGATGATGCAGCGTTGCCACAAAAACAACCCATCAAAACTCGTTACGTTATGCCCGATAAATACTGGAACGGTTTTACATCGGTTAGCTTGTTCTTTTAGCCAGTTGTTAAACCGTGTCAAAATATCTTTCTCACGGTCTTTTACTTGCCAATCTTTACGGTAGAATGTAACTACTTCGTCATCGTTAATGGCCGCACTAATCACCACAACCTCACCAAACGCACCGTCTAGAGAAGTCTTATTAACTGCAAGCTCTTTGTTTTCTCCAAGCCATTTGCTAATCGTTTCTTCATTCTTGTAATTAGCTGGCGGCTTAAGGTTTTCACACACAAAATCTTGATGCTCTTTGCTTTGTGTTGGAATTGTTTCAATATCTAGATAGATTTTCATTTTATTCACCTAAAATGGTATTTCTTTGTAATAAAGCTCAATAATTTCCTTTGCTCTTTGTGGGTCGATAATTCCACTCATTAACCAATCTTGGAACTCATTAAGTTTCTGCTCTTGCTCTTTACTAGCGGAGCGGTCTTTATCTTTGCGGTTAATCATTAAGGATGTATCCATTTCTGTAATCCTTTTCTAACTGTTCCAATCTATCTTCTGCCATAGCGGTCAAGATTTTAATTCGCATTTCTTCATAGTCAGAGCCAAGTGCAATCGCTTTCAGAAATTCGTCATCATCAAACATCTTTTCACTAAACGCACAAATAGCATCGCTATCACCATTTGAAATATCTTCTTCAATACACTCAATTTCGCGCTCTACTGCCTCGTTATACGCATCTTCTGCACAACATCTGCGGTCGTATCTATTGAATTCTTGGCGTTCCCATTCCTCTATTATGCTCATTTATCAGCACCTCAATTTTTTCAAAATATTCTGTTAATTCGTCAAACGTAG